AATCCAATCTTTCTTTAAATCGTCCATTTTTATGCTTAATTTGATTATATCTTCAGCCATTCCATTAATTACTTTTATCATTGTTTTATTGTCCATTTGTATTATTCCTTATATTTAATTAATTCAATAGAATATAATACATTTTTATAACATATAGTAATATTTATTATTATTTATTATTGTTTACTATTGTTTATTAATTCAAGTGATATTATATTTAATCAGTTACTACAACAAATGGAAACAAGAAAGAGAGAAAAAATGGAAGAAAAAAAGACTTATTACTTAAGCGAATTACAAAGAGGAGCAGAAGAAGAACTAGAAGACCAAATTAAATGGTACGAAAAAGAAAAAGAAGAATATGATGAAGATGATTTAATTGCAGAAGTATCCGAAAATAACATACCGATTTACACCTACGAATTACTACAATATGCAAGTAACAATTTTGATTTAATAGAACCTAATGATTTAGCAGGGGATAGTCCTGATGTTGTAAAGATTATTCAATGCAATATTTACGAATTATTAATGGAAGATTTATACGAATATCTTAACGAAAGAAAGGAAGATTAATCAAATGAATAAACCAATAGAAATAAATGAAGATTGTCAATTCTTAAAAGACCTAGACGGCAATCAACGAATAGCATTATTTAACTTAACTACATCTCTTGGAGCTGTTAAATTATGGACAAAAGGGATTAAACCTAGCAGACATTGGAGATTTAATCAAGTGAAAGAATATTTTGGAATGAATGGAAATGCAGAGAATTTTCTAAGTAAATTAGAAACATTAAACAACGTAATAAAGGAGAAATAATACAATGCAAAACATAACAGAAAACCTAACAACAATAATATCTCAAATTACCACTATGGAAAAGGAAAACGAAAAGCTAAAAGAATATAATGAGATATTATTGAACGGCTTTGATACCGATACACATATATTGGTAGAAAGAGAAAAGCTAGATGACTTAGTGGATAAAGCAGATACAATAATATCAGACGCTGATAGCACTGTCGGTGATTGTGAAGAAGCACAAAGCAATGTAAATAATGCTAGATATTATGCTGATGAATGTTCAAGTGTAGCATATGATTTAAGGGATAAGTTAGAGAAATTATTAAAACCAAAAGAAGAAGAAAATCAACCAAAAGAGGAGGAAATAACAAAGGTTGTTGTTAATGTAAATAAGTCTAACTGATGAGCTTTAAATAAGCGAAACAGCTCTGTAATGGAGCTGTCTTGGACAGAATAACAAAGGAGAATGAAATGAATAAAGTTATAATTAAAACAAAAACTACAAAAGGGAGAGATGTTATATTTAGATTAATAACTAAAAATCTACATTATAAATGTAACGGCATATGTGGTTATTATTATGTGGACAAGAGATATAATAACAGAAACGATTTAACTGGTATAGGTGTATTTTGTGAGAAAATCACATTATACTATAATTAAAAGAAAAAGGAGAAAGAGATGTTTAAGCACTTAAATAATAAAAAATTAGTAGATATGATAAATTATAGATATGAGAATGATTTGAATGATGATGATTATATTGCTGAACTAGTTAGAAGAAGAAAAGCAAGTGGGAAACAAATTGCTATTGTTAGTGGAGAACAATTTATAATTATAAAAAAAGGAGAATAAAATGGGAATGGACGTATTTGGGAAAAACCCAATAGAAAACAAAAAGAAAAGCGATTTTCCAATGATTGTAAAGGTAGATAAATTGGAGAAAGATGAAAAATGGAAAGAAAGAAGAGAGCTGATAGAGGCACAATCAGATAATTATTGGAAAGAAAGAGATGAATATGAAAATGCAAATAAAGGCATATATTTCCGCAATAATTGTTGGTGGTGGAGACCTTTATGGGATTTCTGTTATAACGTTGCACCTGAGCTAATATCAGAGGATTTATGGGAAAACGGACATCATAATAGTGGAGCTGGACTTAATGGTGAAGATGCTAAATTGCTTGGAGAAAAATTATTGAAAGCAATTAGTAATGGATTTGCTGAGGAATTTAAAGAACACCATCAAGAACAAGAAAAAGCTGAGGAATATCAATATCCATTTGATATTGAGAATGTCAAAGCATTTGCTGAATTTTGTATTGAAAGTGGAGGGTTTGAGATATGTTAATGGAAGATTATTACACAATATGCATAGAAAAAGGAGAAGAAAATGATTACAGCTAAAGACTTAGATAATATTATAAGGTGGGCAGTTGATACAGATGGAGTTAAATTTGGAAAAGAGATATACCAAAGGGATAGAGAAAGAATGGAAAGAGATGAGTATGTATCAGGAAAATTTAGTGATATGCAAACTAGATTTATATCATGGGTAGCAAATTTGGACCCACAGAACAGACAAAGGTTAGCAGACGCTATAAATAATAATCCAACAAATGAAAAAGGAGAATGAAATGAATATGGAAGATTATTACACAAAAGATGAGATTGATTATATTTGTATGTATTATGGACAAATACCTGATAATTTAACATACAATATGAAAGCAATGTTGGTAGAAAAACTTGAAGATGAAATTGGAAATAAAATAGAAGAAATACAAAGGAAAAGGAGTTAAAAATGATGGATAAAATAAATGAATTGCTTAATGAAGCAACGAAAATAGATAAAGAAGTGAATGGAGAAAAAGAAATAGAGAAAAGGGAGAGAGAGCTTATGGAAGAAGAAAAAAGATATTACGCAGATATCAAAATAACTTGGGGAGTTAGTTTTAATGCAAGAAATAAAGAAGAAGCAATTGAATGGCTTAAAGAACAATACAAAGATGATTATGGTATTGATTTAAATGATGATGAAATAATAAAACTGGAGGAGGAATAATGAAATATAGCATAAAAGTAAACCTAACTGAACAAGATTTATATCAGTTGCAAAGTGGAGAGTTGTATTTTGATTGGAGTTTTCCAACAGAAGAAGATAAAGATGTAATTATTAATGTTATACTAACAACAGGAGAAGAGGAGGAGGAATAATGGGAGCAGTTAGCGATAAAATGATGGAGTTCTTAGAGAACGGAGGCTATGACCTGGAGTATGATGAATGGAATATGCCTAAGATAGAGGACCTGGACGCAGTATTGGACGAAGCAATACCCGTATGGGAGTATTTTGGTAAAACAGAGAAAGAATATTATGGAATGGAGGGTATTTAATGGAGGCTGTAATTGTCGTAATATTATTAATAATCATAGGAATTACCATAGATGAAATATGGAAAATGTAAATAAAGGAGGAAAAATGATAAAAGGAATATTAGCTATAATGTTTATAATATACATAATAGTTGAAATAATAAAGTCAACAACAAGGAGAAGATGAAATGAGTGCTAAAAAAGAAAATCCTAGTAATTATATAGGAAGAACAAAAGAAGGTATCAGAAAATTAAAGATTAGAGAAAGAGAAAAAATAGGAAATCCTGAACATTTAAAAAGAAGAAAGTTGCTACATAGGAAAGACCCAAGAATTAGATTACGAGGGAGTGCAAAAGAAAGGGCTAATTATAAAGGAATAGTTTTTAATATTCTAAGTTATAAGGATTTACCTAAAGTTCCTAAATATTGTCCAATATTAGACATACCTCTATATGTAGGGGATAAAGTTTCTACTGATAATAGTCCTACTTTAGATAGGATAGATAATGATAATGGATATATTAAAGGGAATATTCAAATTATATCAAGAAAAGCAAATCAAATGAAAAGTAACGGTGATTTTAAAGATATAGAAATGTTGTATAATTTTATGAAAAAACAAAGGAGATAAAATGGAAAGACCAAAATGGATAGAATCGCAAGTAGAAATAATAACAGAGATGGTAAAATCTAGAGATATGCAATTTCATAATTTATACAAAGAAATGCTTAAAATTAAAGAAGATATAAGAAAACTAAAGGAGGAAAAATAATGGCGATACATATAAAAGATATAAAACAAGCAATAACATTAATTAAGGAAACACAAGTAAGTCTCAATAGGTTAAGCAAGATAATAACTAACGAAGATATAAGGACCTTATCAAAAAAAGTTAATAAGTTCCTTGATGAGATAGAAATTGATGTTTATAGCGGTTGAGACACAACGAGAATACAAATAAATGAAAATAGTATTTGGAATAAACAATAATAAATAATAATATATATATTAAGATATGTATATAGAAAGGTAAACAATATGAGTGACAATAATTTAACAACTTACCAACTAAAGGTAGACAAGGAAACGTGGAAGAAATTCAAAGGAACATCTTATCTTTTAGGCTTTGATTCGGTAAGTGATTGTTTAAAGCATTTAATTGATGAATGCGTAAAAAGGGCAGAATATGGCGATAAATAGTCCAATTGATATAGAAGGTATCTATACTGATTATCTGGACAAAAAACAGGAAGATAACCGCTTAAAACGGTATTCTGGTAAAGAAAGCTGGTATCATGCAAGTGGTTCTGGTAGTTGTTCAAGAAAATTGTATTTTGAATCAATTGAACAGGTAGAGCCATCAAATCCACTTGACGATAAAACGAAGAGGCTGTTAAGATTGGGCAGTATTGTGCATGATGATTTTCAAGAATCTCTCGTTACTTATAATAATAGAGATATATATAATAGAGATAATAATCAAGATATCTCTAGAGAAAAAGAAAAAGAAAATAAAGAAAAAGAAATAAAATTTCACACTGAGCAAGAAATAACCATTGATGAGTTAAACGTCAGGGGTTTTTATGATATTGTCTCAGAGGGAGAAGAAGTTTACCTGTATGATTTAAAGACATGTGGTGGGTATTCCTGGAAATTGAAGTTTGGTAGAAAACCAGCTTTTAATCCATCGATACATTACGAACTACAACTTGGAACATATGGGTATGCCGTGAAGCAACAGTTCGGTAGGCTTGATGGAATGTTTTTGTATTATTACAATAAGGATACGTCCATGATGAGAGCAGTGTCGGTGCCTCTTACATACATTTCTAGAGCCTATCTGTTCTGGAAGAATGTTAAAGACGAACATAAACAAGGATTACCTCCGTTTAGAAAGGGTGTTTCACCTGTTCAAGATTGGCAATGTAATTATTGTCAGTTTCTAAACCATTGTAATCCACCAAAATAATATGAGGAAGTCAGTAACTGGTCACGATTTAGGGAATATGTTACAAGAAACAGGTAGAGCTGATGACTTCCTTCAATTAAAACAAAGGGGAATGTAATAATGGAAAACTGGGAAATAAAGAGTTATGAAGTAAAACGTAGATTAATTGGATTAAAAGACTATCTTACTGTTAATGATATTGTTATCACTACAGGTTTTAGCGCAAGTAGTATCAGAAGAGCAAAAGAAAGTGGTCAGTTAAAAGCTTACCAACCTTTTCCAAGAGGAAAAATTGTTTTTCGTAAAGATGATGTAAAATCTTGGATTGAAGGAAATCAGTAAATGAAAAATAACACAAAAATAAAGGAGTGAATATGAGCAAAACAACACAAAGCACATTCATGAAACTCTTTAAGACAGATGTAAGTAAATATACCGAGAAAAAAGGTAAGTTTAGTTACTTGTCTTGGGCAAGGGCATGGGGATTTCTTAAGAAAGAATGTCCTGATGCAAGATACGGAGTAACAAAAGCAGAGAATGGTTCACCATTTTTTGTTACAGAATGTGGTTATTTTGTTGATGTATGGGTAGAAGTTGATGGTATTTCACTATCACAGATACATCCTGTACTTGACAACAGAAACCAACCAATAGAACAACCTAATAACTTTCATATCAATACAAGTATACAGAGAGCATTAGCTAAAACTATTGCATTACATGGCTTAGGATTATACATCTTTGCGGGTGAGGATTTACCTGAGCCAGATGCATTAACACCTGATGAGGAAACAAAACTATACGGGTTAGCTAAATCTTGTGGTAATGAACTTGTTAATGATTTAAAAGCTAAGGTTGGTAAAATGGAAATAAATGCTAATAACTATGAAGCATGTATTGAAAAAGTCGAACAAATGATAAAAAATAAAACAAAAGGAGAAAAATAATGGCTGACATTAATGATGCTTTTGATGGTATAACTGGAGAACAAAGTTTCTTCATTCCTGGTAAGAAAAAGGAAAGAAAAGACTATAAACCTTTCGCTAAAGGCGAATACTTTGGTCATATCGTTGAATGTGAATCAAAAATAGTTGATGTAAAGGGAGGTAAAAACAAAGCTAGGCTCTATACCTATGTCTTTGAAGCCTCAGAAGAAAATAAGGATACAACCTTTCGGTATGAAAACATAAATGGAGACATGGAGGATACTAAAGGTGATTGCTATATTGGTAGCAAGTTCAGAGGAAAAGTATGGAGGTTTTTAGAACCATCAGAAAAAGATACCTTTGAATCTTATCCTGAAGGGAATAAAGGGTATTTGTATTT